TGGATCCAGCACGCTTTGGTGCCGACGCTACCGTAATAGCGATACGGCAGGGGCGCGACATACTGAGCATCCGACGACATCGAGGCGACGACACGATGGAGGTCGTAGGCCGCGTGATCGACGTGATCGAGGAGTATAAGCCTGCGCTGGTCGTAATAGATGAGGGCGGACTCGGCGCAGGTGTCGTGGATCGGCTGAAGGAACAGCGCTACAAGGTGCGCGGAGTAAATTTTGGAAACAAATCAAGTCGGCCAGGAATGTATGGCAACAAACGCGCTGAGATGTGGGGTGCGATGAAGGACTGGCTGAAGGACGCGAGCATACCGAAGGACAGGTATTTGAAGTCAGACCTCATCGGGCCTATGATGAAGCCTGATAGCAAAGGCACCATATTCTTAGAGTCTAAGAAGGACATGAAGTCGAGGGGTCTAGCCTCCCCAGACGCTGCGGACGCGATAGCCGTTACTTTCGCTTTCCCCGTCGCACACCGAGAGGCGCGCGTTGACCAAACGCGGCGCGTCAGCTATGGTCAAAACTCTGCTTCTTCTGGTTGGATGGCCTCATAATGGCTAAAAAATCTGTGTCACTGTCTGTAGGTCGTGGCGAGAAGCTATCGACAAAATCGGGCGCTGGTCTGACGGCTAAAGGAAGAGAGCGCTACAATAAAGCTACAGGCAGTAATCTCAAGCCGCCAGCCCCGAACCCTAAAACTAAAGCGGATGAAGGACGTAAAAAATCCTTTTGCTCAAGAATGGCAGGCGTAGTTGCTAAATCGAAAAACGCCGACCGCGCTAAAGCATCAATGAAAAGGTGGAACTGTGGCAAGTAAGCCTGGGCTATACGCTAACATTCACGCAAAGAAAGCACGCATAGCCGCCGGATCAGGCGAGAAGATGCGTAAGCCTGGCTCTAAAGGCGCGCCGACAGCCAAGGCGTTTAAAGAGTCCGCCAAGACGAGGAAGAAATAATGGCGAATACTAAGCCAATCGGCGTCGCCTATGAAGATCAAGATATTATTGGCGCAACGACCGTGCAGGCCACGAATATATTAACGACTGGTCAGATTGGATACGCGGCAGGCGCATATGGAAATGTAACGCAGCAAAACAATAAGACAACAACGGTGACGGTCAACGCATCGTCAGGCCAGATCATTACGGCTAATTCACAACTTGCGCCTAGTGCTAACGCGCTGTTTAGAGTAAATAATAACGTTGTATCTTCTAAAGATGTGGTAATTGTCAGCCCTGCAACGGGCGGCACAAACGGAGCCTATAACGTATTCATATCATCTATTGACGATGGGTTTTTTTACGTTGAGATTAAAAACGCAACAAACAACGCCTATTCTGAATCAATCCGCCTTAACTTTGCAATCTTACATACGGTGACATAACATGCCGCTAGTTAAATCATCATCTAAGAACGCCATGCGTAAGAACATCAAGGCTGAAATGAAAGCTGGCAAGCCCCAGAAGCAAGCCGTTGCAATCGCGTATTCAGTAAAGCGCGAAGCCTCCAAGAAAGGCGGCATGAGCAAAGGTAAGTCAAGTGGCTGCAAGTGATGTAGAAGGCGCAGGCAAAGTATCTGACAACCCAGACGGCGACCGTCTGGCAACGATGCGTCACCGCTTTACGGTGGCGAGTGCAGCCTATTCCGACTCACGCGAAGACGAGCTGGACGATTTGCGCTTTATGGCAGGTAGCCCTGACAACGCATGGCAGTGGCCTGCGGACGTGTTGGCGACCAGAGGCGCGGTGCAGGGTCAGACGATCAACGCGCGGCCATGCCTGACGATTAACAAGCTGCCACAGCATGTTAGGTTAGTAACGAATGAACAGCGACAAAACAGACCCTCCGGCAAGGTCATCCCAGCGGACGATAAAGCCGACGTTGCGGTCGCAGAGATCTTTCAAGGTATCGTTAGACACATCGAATACCTGTCAGACGCGGACGTTGCATATGATACAGCCTGCGACAATCAAGTTACCTACGGCGAAGGTTATATCCGAATCCTTACGGAATATTGCCGCGAAGATTCGTTTGACCAAGACCTAAAGATCGGTCGCGTCCGTAACAGCTTCAGCGTCTATATGGATCCAATGATCCATGACCCATGCGGATCAGACGCTGAATGGTGCTTTATCACCGAAGATATTCCTAAAGAAGAGTATGAACGCCTGTATCCAGACGCGCTGCCTATCTCTGTGATGATGTCGCAAGGCGTTGGAGATCAGTCTCTCAGTATGTGGATGAGCCAGGAAACCGTCCGTATTGCTGAGTATTTTTATATAGACCATCAGAAGAAAACGCTGAATCTTTACCCTGACAATATCACAGCGTTTAACGGATCGCCGCAGGACAAGCAACTCAAGGCTATGTTTGGCAAACCGCTGAAGTCCCGCACGAGCGAGCACCGTCAGGTCAAGTGGCTGAAGACGAACGGCTTTGAGGTGTTAGAGGAACGCGACTGGGCGGGTAATTATATACCGGTCATCCGCGTGGTGGGCAACGAGTTTGAAGTAGACGGTCAGCTCTACATCAGCGGTCTAGTGCGTAACGCGAAAGACGCGCAGCGTATGTATAACTATTGGGTCAGCCAGGAAGCAGAGATGCTGGCGCTGGCTCCGAAAGCGCCATTTATCGGATATGGAGGCCAGTTTGAAGGATACGAAACAAACTGGAAAACCGCCAATACCAACAACTGGCCTTACCTCGAAGTCAACCCAGACGTCACCGACGGCGCAGGATCTCCTCTGCCATTACCTGAACGCGCGCAGCCACCTATGGCGCAAACCGGCCTTATCCAGGCCAAAGTGGGCGCTGGGGAAGATATCAAAGCCACCACGGGTCAATACGACAGTTCAATTGGTGCGACCAGTAACGAGAGGACGGGTCGTGCGATTCTGGCACGGCAAAACCAGGGCGATACATCCACATATCACTACGTGGACAATCTCGCGCGAGCGGTTCGATATACGACAAGACAGCTAGTCGACCTGATCCCTAAGATCTACGACACGGAGCGCGTGGCGCGTATCGTCGGACTCGACGGCGAAGTGGATATGGTGAAAATCAACCCAAACCAGCCGGAACCAGTTCGCGTCATCAAGGATCCAATCACAGGTCTGGACATCGAGAAGATCTACAACCCGTCAATTGGTATCTACGACGTGGTTGTAACGACAGGCCCAAGCTACGCGACCAAGCGCCAAGAGGCGATGGAAGCGATGCAGATGATCTTGCAGACTAACCCGCAGCTCTGGGCTGTGGCAGGCGACCTGTTCATTAAGAACATGGACTGGCCTGGCGCGCAGGAAATGGCGGCGCGCTTTGCCAAGACGCTCGATCCGAAGGTTCTGGATAATACAGATGAGTCGCCAGAAGCGCAGATGATGCGCGCTCAGATGAATGACATGGCGAACCAGATGGAACAGACTGCGGCTCTGGTTCAGCAACTGCAACAGTCATATGATATGCAGAAACTGGCGATTGACGAGCAGAACACGCAGATCAAGGCGTATGACGCTGAAACGAAACGCATACAGGCCACGTCTGCAAACATGACACCTGAACAAATACAGGATATTGTCATGGGAACGGTCGCGGCAGCGATGGATACGGGCGATCTTGTGCGCGGGAACCAGCCGATACGGCAGGAAGAACAGCCCCAAATACCAGGATTAATGTGAAATGAGCTGCGCTGACCTTATTGGACACCTGTTTTTAGCCCGCGACGTGACGCATAGCGTGCATCTGAACACGCGATCATACGCGAAACATAAGGCTTTGGGTAAGTTTTATGAGAATATCATCGGTTTAGCCGACGATTTAGCCGAAGCTTATCAAGGCAGACACGGCCTAATCGGGCCGATTACGCTCCATTCGGCTAAAAAGACGACAAATGTGACAGAATTTCTCGAAGATTCGCTGAAAGATGTTGAGGAATTGCGGTATAAGGTCTGTGAAAAGGACGAAACGGCGATTCAGAACATAATCGACGAGATTATAGGTCTGTATTTACGCACTTTATATAAACTCAAATTTTTGGCCTAAACCATGCCTACAGCAAGCTATGTAAAGTTCCAGCCTGCCATTGAGAACCTGTTTGAGAACATCAATGCAGGGTCTGACACATGGGCTATCAAGCTCGCCACAGGCGTAAACGCTGCGGCAGGCACGATCACAGAAGTCGCCAACGGTAACGGCTACACGACAGGCGGCAATGCGGCCTCTGTCACGTCAGCCTCGCAGACCGGCGGCACGTTCAAGCTCGTTTTGGGTAGTCCGGCTACATGGACGGCTACGGGCGCGGGATTTTCGTTTCAATATGCAGTTCTTGTGGACACGACGACAAGCACAAACGTCGCCTACTGGGATTATGGGTCGAGTCAGACGGTTGCGGCGGGAGAGACGGTTACTGTAACGCTTGATGCTGTAAATGGCGTCTTTCAGGCGACATAATGTCAGACAATCGCTTACTTTTAACGGAAAGCGGCAATTTTATAGTAACAGAATCTGGCGACTACATAATTGCAGTTGTTCAGTATCTTGTAACGGCGACTAATGGTTCTTACACCGTCACAGGACAGACGGCGACGCTCCTGCGAAGTAAGGTTCTGTCGCTCAGTTATGGGTCTTATGCGGTTACAGGGCAGTCGGCTAATCTTGTTAAAGGGCGGGTTCTTACGCCTGCGTTTGGCACTTATGCGGTAACAGGTCAGGCGGCGTCTATAAACTATGGGCGGGTTATTCTTGCCTTGAACGGAACCTATACAATAACTGGCAATGATGCTAACATTACGTGGACTGCGGGTATTCAATATCCTATAGAGCTTCGGTCGTTCACGGAACGAAGGAGAATGTGAGTGGCTACTACCATTAAAGCGATCACCTCTTGCTTGGGGTATCAGCAAATTACAGGACTTAGCGTAGCTAAAGGACTGACCGTTCCGACGATTGACCCGAATACGGGCCTGACCGTGAAGGCTAATTTTGCGCTGATTACGCCAGATACGAATGGTGTTCGGTGGCGCGATGATGGCACAAACCCAACGTCTTCAGTTGGTATGCCGCTCGCAGCGAATGTCACGCTTCAGTATGATGGTGATCTGAGCAAGATCAGATTTATTGAATCGACGGCCAGCGCCGTGCTTAATGTCAGCTATTACGTTTGAGGCTGTTATGAACATCTCCAATGACAATCCGGCAGTTGATTACGTTCAGTATTTTACAAAACAGCTTCCTCAAGATCTTGCTAAGATGGCAGCTCTTAAAGATGAATTGGCTGTCCGTCAGGGAGCGTTAAGCGCTGCACAGGACGCCGTCGCCGACCGTGAGAAGGCTAAAGAAGAACTAGCCAACGCTAAGTTACAGGCAGCCCGGATCCTGTCGGACGCCGACAAGAAGAACAGCGAAGCTAAAATAAAGGCCGCAGATTTAGACGCCAGAGACAAGCTGTTGTCGACTAATGAAGCCAGCTTCGCTAAATCCGTCAGCATTAAAGAAGCTGAGATTGCTAAAGCTGAGTCAGCTATATCATCGAAAAACGCAGAGCTATACGCCCTTGCGGAAAAACTGACCGCAGCGCAAGACAAACTAGACTCAGACCGCGCGGCTTTGGAAGCACGTATTAAGGCGTTTCAGGATCGCGTTTCATCCTTCTAAGGACTTATTAAATGGCCGACGTAAAGATTTCAGCCCTTCCGCTTGCTTCAACACCCCTTGCAGGCACGGAGGTTCTTCCGATTGTTCAGTCGGCCACAACAGACCAAGTTTCGGTTGCTAATCTTACCGCAGGCCGTGCAGTCTCTGCCGCTAGTTTGACGCTAACCACGACGCCCCTGGCTGTTGCATCTGGCGGCACAGGGCTGACAAGCGGAACATCTGGTGGCGTTCTTTACTATAGCGCGACCGGCACTCTCGCATCTTCGGCGGCTCTTACAGCGAGTGCTCTTGTTATCGGCGGCGGCGCAGGCGTAGCGCCTTCAACCACAACGACTGGCACAGGCATCCTGACATTTTTAGGAACGCCGTCATCAGCTAATCTAGCCGCCGCTGTTACTGATGAGACAGGCTCCGGCGCGCTTGTATTTGGCACAACGCCGACATTCACGACGTCTGCGCTATTTCCGGCAGGAACTGTTTCTGCGCCTGGTATCTCTGTTTCTGGCGACACAAACACAGGCATTTATTTTCCCGCTGCGGATACCATTGGCTTCGTTAAAGGCGGCTCTGAAGCTATGCGAATTGATTCCAGCGGTAACGTAGCTATCGGGACAACCTCAACAACAAGTAAGCTCCTTGTTTATGGGGATACAAACGGCGCTGTTATTAATACCACTCAAAACGCCAATGCTGGTTCAAGTGCTTATGCTCAATACAGTATTGTGTCTAATGCTGGGCAGATAAATTTTCAAATGATGTCTACCGCCGCTGGCGGCGCGTCGTATATTTATGCCAGCCCTTCGTCAAGTATGAGTTTTTACACATCTACGGCTACTCCGTTGCAGTTAGGGACTAATAACGTCGCTACTCGTATGACTATTGCCTCTGACGGAAAAATAAACTTTTCTAACGTCTATGGCGTGACTGTAACATCACCTCGTAATATGTTTATTGATAGTAGCGGAAACGTGGGCGGTATCTCGTCTATCCGCGCATCAAAAACTAATATTGAAAACATATCGGATATTAACTGGCTTTTTGACCTTTTACCCGTGTCATTTAATTACAGAAAAAAAGATGCTGATGGTAACTATACAGAAGATTTTGATAGCGAACTTATGTATGGGCTAATTGCCGAAGACGTTGAAAAAGTAAATTCGCATCTTTGCGCGTATAATGATGAAAACGGAAAGCAAGTATTAGTAGGTATTAACTACGATAGACTCGCAGCCCCATTAATTGTCGCCATCCAAAAACTCGCCGCAAAAGTCCAAGCATTAGAGGCAAAAATATGAGCAACACCTATTTATGGATAATCAGCCAACTTGACTGTTACCCACAGCAAGATAACCACACGGACGTAGTGTTCACAATTCACTGGCGCAGACAAGCGACAGACGGAACACACACCGCAGATGTCTATGGTTCACAGGGCGTAACTCTTAATCCTAGCGAGCATTTTACGCCTTACTCTGATTTGTCGTTTAGCCAGATTTGCGGTTGGTTAGACGAGTCTATGGGCGCGGAAAAGATTGCGGCTATGGACGCTGCACTTGACACGCAGATCGCTAATCAGATCAATCCGCCAGTGGTTAATCCACCGCTGCCTTGGGCTGCACCTGTTGCACCGCCAGCGCCGGACATGAGCGAGCCTACGAATTAACCAGCTTGGCGCGGGAGGTCGTCGGTTCAGCCCGCGTCAATCTCCACTGAACCGACAACCTTGGAGAAGGTTATGTTTACGATTGAAGAATTGAATAAACTTTTGCAGATGCTTGACTTGGCGACTAAAGCTGGCGGTTTGGCCGTAGCGAATGAAACGCTACCTTTAGCAGTCAAGATTCAAGAAGTTGCTAAAGGTCTTGTTGACGGAAAGTCAACAGAAGAGTAAGTTTAATTAGCCGACTGGCCGGAAAGCTAGGTAAGCAATGAGCGATGAGGAACAGGCTGTAGCGGAGATCAGCCCCGCGCCGGAACAGGAAGCTACGGTAGCGCCTGCACCCGCTGATACGACGCCGGAGGAACAACAGTCTACAAAATCGTTCTCTCAGGAAGAGTTGGACGCGATTGTAGGCAAACGCCTCGCAAGAGAACAGCGCAAATGGGAAAGAGAGCAAGCTCAACGGCTTGCGGAGCAACAGGCTAGACAGCCGGTCGCACCTCCACCCGCGCCAGATGATTTTGAGAACGCTCATGCCTATGCGGAAGCATTAGCGGAGCAAAAAGCTCAAGAGATGCTGGCACGACGAGAGGCCGCAAAGCAGCAAGCAGCTCTGCTTGACTCATATAAAGACCGTGAAGAGGAAGCGCGTGATAGATACGATGACTTTGAACAAGTCGCGTATAATCCGAATCTTCCCGTAACGGATTTTATGGCTCAAGCCATCCAGGCTTCAGACATTGGCCCCGAAGTGATCTATCACTTAGGCTCCAACCCGAAAGAGGCCCAACGGATCGCCAATTTGCCGCCGATTTTGCAGGCAAAGGAGATCGGTAGGATCGAGGCCAAACTGGTCGCGGAACCGCCGACAAAACGCACTTCAACTGCGCCAGCTCCTCTTGCTCCTGTCACGGCTACTCGGTCAAGCTCCGGCCCTAGATATGATACGACAGACCCACGGTCTACAAAGTCGATGTCAACGTCAGAATGGATTGAAGCCGAACGGTTGCGACAGATCAAAAAGTGGGAAGCGCAAAACCGTAGGTAATTAGGTTATGTCAAACTCAATTCTCACTATTGACATGATTACGCGCAAGGCTTTGGAAATATTAGAAAACTCCTTAGTCTTGACGCGTACTGTCAACCGCCAATATGACGACTCTTTCGCTGTAGAAGGCGCTAAGATCGGCTCGACCCTCCGCATCCGTCTTCCTGACCGCGCGTTGGTCACGGACGGCGCTGCCCTTCAGGTTCAGGACGACAACGAGCAATACACCACGCTCACTGTCTCCAGCCAGAAGCACATCGGCGTGAACTTCACGACCGCCGAACTCACGATGCAGTTGGACGATTTTGCTGAACGTGTTCTGAAGCCTCGTATTTCGCAGCTCGCGTCTTCTATCGACGCCGACGTTGCAAACAGCTTCAAATACATCGGCAACTCGGTCGGCACCCCAGGCACCACGCCTGCTACGTCGCTCGTCCTGTTGCAGGCCCAGCAAAAGCTCAACGAGAACGCCGCAGTCATGCAGCCTCGCTATGCCACTGTTAACCCAGCCGCTAACGCTGCGTTGATCGAAGGCATGAAAGGTCTGTTCAACCCTGTTTCAGCTATCTCGAAGCAGTTTAAGAACGGCATGTTTGGTGAAGGCATCCTCGGCTACGACGAGCTGAATATGTCTCAGTCAATCAAGCAGTTCACGACTGGCTCGCGCACCGGCACTGTTACGGTTAGCACGACCGTTACCGCTGAAGGCTCAACCAGCATCGTTCTTACGGGCCTTGGCTCGACGATCATCAAAGCTGGCGACGTGTTCACCATCGGTAGCGTCTTCGCTGTCAACCCACAGACCCGTGAGTCAACCGGCTCGCTGTATCAGTTCGTTGCTCTTGCTGACGTTACGGCGTCAACAACCGCTACGGTCACTGTTCCTGCGATGTATTCGGCTACTCAGGCTCTCGCTACAGTTGACGCTCTGCCTGCTTCCGGCGCGGCTGTCACGTTCCTTGGCGCTGCTTCTACGCAGTATCCACAGAACTTGATCTATCATCGTGACGCGATCAGCTTCGCCACCGCCGACCTTCTGCTTCCGCAGGGCGTCGATATGGCAAGCCGTCAGGTTCACAATGGCATCAGCTTACGCGTTGTTCGTCAGTATGACATCAACAACGACCGTCTGCCTTGCCGTATCGACGTGCTTTATGGCTACAGCGTCATCCGTCCGCAGATGGCCGTTCGCCTTTGGGGCTAAAGCTAAAAGGGGGCTAAAGCCCCCTTGTTTCCTTCTTTTTGGAGTTTAACCCATGACAACTACTCAGAACGCGGCTTATCCGCTTGAGACGTTTGGCCCTTACACCGCTATTCCGCAAGGCACTGGCGGTTATCAATATACGGCTGGCGACATTAACGAAGTTCCAATGGGCGTTCAGGTTGCGCCAGTTGCTAAAACTGCCGCTGCTACGCTTACGTCACAGGAACTGGTTAAAGGTCTTTTGACCGCCTCGCTTACGGGCAACGTCGATATTGCGTTACCACTTGTGGTTACGTCTACGGCTGCGCCTACGGTACTTGGTATCAATGACCTTGTGCCTAGCGCTAAGACCAATAGTTCGTTTGACTGGAACGTCATTAATCTTACAGCTTCTACCTATGCCGCCACCATCACGGTAGGCACGGGCTGGACGATTGTTGGCGCTGCGGCTGTCGCCGCTGCTACTTCCGCACACTTCCGTGCGCGTAAGACCAGCGACACGACTTGGACGCTTTACCGCATCGCATAACTAGGGTGGGCGCAAGCCCACTCTTCTCTCTTTAGAGGACATTTCCATGCCAAACACCAAAGCGGTTGGTGTTGCTTTTTCTGATCCTGAACTCGTAGCTGGCACAACCATCACGGGCGCAACGATCACTGGGGCGACGCTGGACTCTACAACCAAAGTTCTCTCTAATATCTACACTGGCTATTCTGAGA